TCCAGTAGCAGGATCTCCACAACCAGTTGAATCACCAATACGAACTGCAGCAGCTCCATTAACAATTACATCAGGAGAACCAGATGCGTATGATGTTTGATGGAATGGACTAGGTGTAGGACTTGCATGACCTACATGACTATCTGTTCCAACTCTTGTAATTCCTGGCATATGTATCTCTTAGTTCAAGTTAATGTTAGGACCACCATTGATAGTAATATCACCACCGGCCGTTGTATTTTGTGCTGCACTATAATTTTCTGTAACAACTCCTGTAACTGCATCGGTTAATGTACCACCAATAGTATTTGTAACATTTGTTGTTACAGTTGTATTCATATTTGCTGGTGTTTCTAATTTTATATCACCTTTTGATGTGATTGTTAATTTACCAACAGTAGTCATTGAATAATCTTTCATAGCAAAAACATTTAGCTTACCATCTGCTATAGTAATACTTGTATCTTTTGTTACTGTAAGGTCTTCAGTTTTACCAATTGTAGTATTTCTTAAGCCATCTACTAAACGTGTTTCGTCACCACCAATTCTTTGAACATATTTTTGTTTTACATTAGATGCAAAATCTTGTTCTATTTCTATATGTTCTGAATTTTTAATTTTACTTTGTCTTGACCCACGAACAACTGTTGTCATATTTTTATTTACTTCTAAATGATAGTTACCTTTTACAAGTTGTCGTAAATCTCCATCAACAGTGATATTTGCATTACCTTTAATATAGATATTATCTGCTCCATATACAACTGTATAGTTAGAACCTACAACAGTAAGAGTTTTACTTCCGTCCTGTTGAAACTCTTCATTACTTCCAGAGTTATGAAATCTAGAAAATCTTTCATTGCCTGGTGTATCATCAATCTCAAATAAGTGACCACCTTCTGTTTCAACAACTTTATTAAAAGGATAAGATGGGAATACTCCACTTGCTATATTTGGCATATTCCATGTTTGTCTTGCATAGTATGCATCAGGTTCGTCTTGTACTACCGATGTTACTTTTTCTGGTGCACCAGTTTCTATTCTTTCTTGTCTTAAATCTACCTTTTGAATATACGGAGCTGTTGTTTCATACATCCCACCAATAGCACTATATGAAGTATCTGGTCCATCCATTCTCATAGGGTGTCTACCAGATGGATCTGAAAATCCTTGGTCTGGTAAAGTATCGGCTCCAGCAGTACCAACTAAAGTTCCCATAACCATAGGATTCTGTTTAGACGGGCCGTCCATATAGAAACCTACAACCCATGATCCTTGTACAATTCCAGTTGCACTTTCACCAATACCACCACAAGCTGCAGATGTTACTGGCATCATTACTTGAGACCATGGTAAAGATTTAGTTGGAATTTTTGTTTTATCAGCATCATGATCACCATATATACGAACACGAACTCGGCCCATGTTTAAAGGATCTTTTCGATCTTCAACTACACCAATAAAAAATATCATATTATTTTGCATTATAATCTTCTCCAAGTCCGTCACTTACGCATTCAATTAACATAACATATTTATCTCTATCATTTATTTTATGTCTTACTTTAGTAACCAAGTGTCTACCACTTCTTTTTTTATCTAATCCAGATTCAGGATCTTCTGGATTATAAGGTCTATTTGAAGGAAACTTTAAACTTACAAGACAACCTACTTCAATGTCACTTCTACCATGAATACCTAAATTATATTTAAACGTTTGTAGCATATTATTAAAATTATTTCTAAATGGTAATATATCATTTGTACTGGTATCATAATTTTTATGAGATGGACCAAAATTATCTCCGCTATTAAACTTAATTGCTTGAATAGTTTTTGGGAAATGATTTAACTGTTTTCCATCAATTAAAGCTTTATGATTAATAATAACATTTTGCTGTAACTTAGGCTGATCCTCATGATAGTTTTCTAAATCATATTCAAAATGCGTAGCATACTTTCCATTTGTATTTACGTTTATATAAGTAGAACCAAAAGCACCATTTCTTAATTGTGAGAGCACTCCACCATTATTAACATTAGTAAATTCTAATGGTGTTTTTGCTAAAGAGTTATAGTCATACCCTTTATTGCTTGATTGTTGATGATAAGTAAATTCTTCTATCATCTTTCTACTAAAGATTGTTTCTAATGATAGTAAACTAGTTCCATTTTGAAATGTATTTGTAAGAACAAGTGGATAACCTTTTTTATCTACAGCTCTTTTCATTAGCCATTCAATTGCAGTGTATGGCTTCCAATTTGGAATAATACACTTATAACTTCCTGTGGATTGATCTTTATGATTTAATTCTGTTTTTAAATAATCTTCATATATTGAAGCTATAATGTCTGAAATATTACCTTCATACGCTTGAGATACTAAAGAAAGCATATTGTTAAAATAAGAACCTTCTACTAAATCTAAAGTATATGTAAGTACTTGTTGTCCTTGATTTTGAAGACCATTAATATCTACAACTCTAAATACTAAATCGTGTATTACTTCTATTCGTTGTACTGTACATGTAATAACTTCTTGCCCAGTAATTGGAAAGTCACCTAGAACACCAGTTGAGTCAATAATACTCATATCTGCCAGTAAAACAGGTTGACCTAATTCTTCATAAATATTAAATTCACTTACAAGATCAGTAATATCTAATGTTTTATTAACAGTATTAGATATTTTAACATCAAGAAGACTAACGTCTTGCGGAGTATAAAAATCAGCCATTAACTACTCTACGGAATTGTCTTGCTACACCTTCAATATTTTCAGGACGAATTACTTTAATTTTCTTCTTTGTTTCATTTCTACCTTGCTCATATTCTAAATTAGTAACTTGTGAAGAACCTGCTGTACCTCGTTTAACATGTAATCCATCTTTTTCAAAATGATGAGCAGCATTTAACTTAGTAGCAGATCCAGTAATAGTTGCTGTATTACCAGATGTTTGTCCTTGAATAATTTCAGCTTGGAATGTACCAGTAATAGCTCCTACAGATACCCACCCTAATGATGTGTTCTTACCTTCTACAACCGCAGTTGCTCCAGATACAAGACCATTTACAGTTTCACCAACTGTAAATTTATTAAAGAAATCAAATGTAGCTATTTTTAAAACATTACCTTTATAATTATGTGACAATTTTTTAGTTAAGTCTGCATTAGCTAACGGCCAGTCTTCTAAAGTTTTCAACTCTGGGTTTGCAATAAAAAAAGACCAATAGTAATCTGGTGTACCATATAAAGAATTTGATGTATGATCTGGCCTTTCGCCATCTGGTATATCATAGAATCTATAAAATGTAATATCATCTTTAAAAGATGTTATAATTTTAGCAAACCTAAAAGAATCAACAATAGTTCTTGTCTGACCATTTGCGTCAAAATCATATTCTAATGTTGGAAAGTACTTAAAGTATTTCATATTTAAATCCTATCGAATTAAGTTGGTCCAAAACCCAGTTCATCAGGCATTGGAGGTCTTGGATCATCTACTTTTAATCCGGCATAGCTAGATTTTTCTGCTCCAGTAATGTCTTTACGAGTTATAACTCTTGCTTCCTGTAAAGACATAGTAAAATCTATTTCTGCAGGTGATCCATCCTTAAAAAATGCTGGACCTGATGCTCCATAGTTTACTGAAACTGCAGTACAATAAGCTTGGTTAAACTGAATCATTTTAGCTTTACCGCCGGATCTAGTAATAAAATCAATTTTAAAAACATCTGGAAAAGAAAAGTTATAACCTGATTGACTTAACTCTGGATGAGCATGAGCTCTTATTGTTTTAATTAAAGCTTCACATACTCCAGATTCTTGTTGGTTTGCTGGCATAAATTTCCATGTTAATGATAATTGCCTAAGAGCTGGAGCTTTAAATAACATTTCTAGTCTAGGGTTTCTTACAACACCAAGAGATAACTGTGCTTGCTGGCCAATCCCACTTTTTCTTACATTTGAAGCTATTGCGGCACCACCAACAGTTGCTATACCTTTAATAGCATTCACACCCTTTTCAACCATAGTTCCATCTCCCGATACTGCTTCATCAGCTTGAGATGATAGAGCACTTACAACTGCACTCATTTCTACATTGTCATAAGCTAAACCATCAGCAAACTGTATACCAGAAGGAGCATATAAATAAATTTGATGCTTTGCTACAGAGTTTTCGGCTATTATAGTTCTATTAAGAGCTTGTGTTCCAGCATCCTGAACAGCGCCTAGAACTTTACTAAAGTCTGCATCACTGGCTTTTAAGTCTTCACCACTTGCGACTAAGTCGGCCATTTTGTTAATACGCTTATGAATAGAAATTCTGCACTGAACTGGGTGCTTTTCAGACAGATTACCAGGATATTTAAAAGATGCCATATTACTTAAACCTTGTTAAATTTCTATACGATTATTTATATGACTTATAAAGGTCGTTATAGAGTAAAGAATATTGCAAAATACAAAGGCGATCATAAAAAAGTAGTTTATAGATCTTCTTGGGAAAGAGCTGTATTTAAATTTTTAGATAATAAACCGGATGTTTCTGAATGGAGCTCTGAAGAATATGTTATACCTTACCGATGTGGAACAGATAAACGCATGCATCGTTACTTCATTGATATTTATTTTAAAGATGCAGTAGGTCAAAAATGGCTTATAGAAATAAAACCAAAGAAACAATGTCAACCTCCAGTAAAACCGTCTAGAAAAACAAAAAGGTATCTTAATGAGGTAATGACATATGTAAAAAATCAATCTAAATGGGAAGCTGCTCATAAGTGGGCTGATTCTCGTGGATACAGATTTGCAATTTGGCACGAAGATATTTTGAAACAATTAGGTATAAAAATCCTCAAAGGATAGTGTATAAATAACAGTATGGCTGATTCGTATTTTGAAAAATTACAACTACAAGCATTCAGAGCAGGTATTCAACCTCGCTCACAGGATTCGCAAATGTGGTTTAGAAATAAACTTAAAAATGTTAGAAACATTAATAGGCAAACCTTATTAAGAGATTCTGCATTAGAAAAAGTTACACGCCCACGTATGGGTGATATGTACATGTTTTTCTATGATCCAAAGCATAAAGAAACATTACCATATTATGATACTTTCCCTCTTATTATTATGGTTGAAAGAGCTCCTGGTGGTTTCTATGGACTCAATATGCACTACTTACCACCGGTTTTAAGAGCTAAATTATTTGATGCACTTGCAAAATCTGATGAAAGATACGATGAGAACACAAGATTTAGAGCTAGGTATAGATTACTTCAGTCTGTACGAAAGCTAAAATATTTTAAACCTTGCTTTAAACATTATCTAACAAAACATGTCGAGTCAAGGATTTCGAAGGTAGAAGCTCCAGAATGGGAAGTTGCTTTGTTTATGCCAACACAAAGGTTTAAGAAAGCTACTGCTACAAGAGTTTATGCTGATTCTAGGAAGGCGTACAGTTAATGGCATTACCAGCAAGTATTGATACACTAAAAGCCACAATTGGCAGACGTGGTGGATTTTCAAATTCAAATCGTTTTTCGATTTATATGAACTTACCACTTATCTCTATTAATCCTGGAGCTATTCTTTCAAATTTAGCATCTGGCGGAGGGTTTAATCCTTTATCTCTTATTAATGATCCAAGAGATATTTCGCTTTTATGTGAGTCATGTTCTTTACCTGGCAGACAAATTACTACTGCTGAACATCAAACTAGAATGAAAACTATTAAGAAAACTTATGGCTATTTAAATGAAGATGTAACTTTTACATTTTTACTTACAGGCGATTATTATCTAAAAGAAGTTATGGACTCTTGGCAGAACTCAATTATTGATTATGACAGGGGAACACTAAATTACAGAGATGACTATGTTTCAGATGTAGTCATTCAACAACTGGGGCAAAACAACATACCTAACTATACATGTACTTTGCATAATGCGTTTCCAGTTTCTGTCTCATCTGTAGAATTATCTAACGCAAACGAAAATACTATTTCAAGAGTCACAGTCACTATGGCATATGACGATTGGGGTGATAAAGCAAGTCTAGCAGGAACCGTTGTTGGAATTGTTGCAAATAAACTATTTGGTTAATTATAAGGAGTGAATGATGGCATTGCCACAGCTAAATACAGTAAATTATGAGTTGACTATACCTTCATCTGATCAGGTGATATCATATCGTCCGTTCATGGTGAAAGAAGAAAAAGTGCTTTTAACAGTTTTAGAGTCACAAGATTCTAAACAAATTACAAGTGCAATTAAAGACATTGTAGAAGTTTGTACATTTAATTCAGTTAAATTAGACAGCTTAGCAATGTATGACCTAGAATATATCTTTTTGAAATTGAGATCTAAATCAGTTGGAGAAAGTGCTAAACTAGGTTTCAAATGTAAAGAGTGTGAAGAGCTAAATGAAGTAGATATTAATTTAGAGAATATTACTTTAACTGGTAATCCTAAAGCAGAAGCTTCAATTTCTCTTACTGATACAGTCGGTGTTTCTATGAAATATCCTACAGTAAAAAATGTAGAAAGGTTATTACAAGAAAACAAAGATGCATCATCCACTGATTTAATCATTGCAATGATTGCTGCTTCTATTGTATCAATATATGATGCTGAATCTGTATATCCTGCAGAGGAAAGCACACCAAAAGAATTAATTGATTTTATTGAATCACTAAATAAAGGTCAATTTGCTAAATTACAAGAGTTTTTTAATGAATTTCCTAGATTAAGAGAAGAGGTTAAATTTACCTGTACCAAATGTGGTACTGAAAATGAAGTTGTATTGGAGGGCTTAAACGATTTTTTCGCGTAGCTCTTTCTCACACAAATTTGGAGAGCATGTTTAAATCAAATTTTGCTATGATGCAACATCATAATTATTCACTAACAGAATTAGAAAGCATGCTACCGTGGGAAAGAGATATTTACGTAAGTTTATTAATACAGCATGTTGAAGAAGAAAACGATAAAATAAAACAACAGCAAGTAGGAAGACGATAATGGCAGAAAAGAAATTACAACCTGGATCTAAATTTGCACATTTAGATAGGGACGGTGATGGAGTTGTTAGTGATGATGAAATGATGATGGAAGAAAGAATGATTGAGTTAGAAGATAAACGAAGTGACATGGAAAACGAAGATAAGAAACAAGATGCTCAGAGAAATATGGCATGGTTTGCATTAAGTGGTATGTTATTATATCCATTTGCAGTAGTTATTGCCGTATGGATAGGTCTAGACCAAGCAGCGAAAATACTTGGTGATATGGCTGCAGTTTATTTTGTTTCAGTTGCTGCAATTGTGGCAGCATTTTATGGTAAAGAGGCATTAGCCGCAAAAACAAAGTAGGAACTAAGTTATGGCAGAATTACAGGACCTCATTAACTCTATTAAAGAGGGTAATGGAGAACAAAAAGGAAAGCTTCACGAAATAGAACGTGATGGTCGTAATTCTAGACGCCATCTTCTTGAAATAAAAAAGGAGATGTTCAAACTTACTGAAATGATTTCTATTATTGCAGTACCACCAGTTGAAATAGATACTGGAGCTGAAGAAGAGGCTAGACGAGAACAAAAAAGATTCCAAGAAAAAGAACTTAAAGTCTTTGAATCTATGGCTAAAGGACTTGAAAATTTAACTAAGAATGTAAGAGAAGCTGAAAAGAAAAAAGGCGGATCATTTCTTGGTAATGTTGGTAAAGGCGCAATTGGTTTTGGTCTTGGTGCAGCCGCTTCTGGTATTGGTATAGGACTAGGTGCAGCTGGAGCTGGTATTGGTGCATTCTTTATAGGTCTTGCTGGTGCCGAAGCTATTATGGAAAGATTCGGTAATGGCGATAATATTAAAAAATTACTTACAAATCTTGGAGAAGGATTAGACAGTTTATCTGATAGAAGTATGACTGCATTAGCTGTGGCTCTTGGAGCGGGTGCTGCTCTTGGAGCAATTCCTGGTTTATCTGGAGCCGGTGCTGGTATGGGTATTGCTTGGGTCGGTGCAGGTATTGCAGGATTCTTTACTAGTTTAGCTTTCGGCGATGCCGCTATGAGTTGGCTGGGTACAGATATGAGTGGCTTGAAAAAAGCTACTAAAGGTTTAAATGATGCTCTTAAAGAAATGGATACCAAAACACTAGCAGTTGTTGGTGGCTTGTTAGCAACTGGCGGAGGAGCGGCTGCATTATTTGGTGTTAAAAAAGTAGGTAAAGCTGCAATAGGTATGGGAGTCATAGGACTTGGTATTGCATCTTTCTTTACTGGTTTAGCTTTAGCCGATGCTACTATGGGTTGGTTAGATAGTGATGGTAGTAAACTAAATGCTCAAATTAAAAATCTTACAGAAGGTTTAGGCTACTTAGTAGCTGATCCAGCAGTGTTAGCTACTGTTGGTGGTCTTTTAGCTGGTGGAGCTGGAGCAGCTGCTCTCTTTGGACCAAGTAAAATGGCTAAGGCAACTGTTGGTATGGGAGCAATTGGTCTTGGTATTGGAGCTTTCTTTGCTGGCTTAGCGACTGGAGATGCTGCGGCTAATTGGATGAGTGCAGACGG